GCCTGTGCCTGTGCCTGTGCCTGTGCCTGTGCTAGCAATAGTATCAGTGGAAGTAGAGCTTGCTCCGCCAGTTGTATTAGTCGGCGTTGCGGCGGTTGTAGATGCACCTCCAGTGGTATTTGGTGTTACGACGGATGTTGCTGCTCCCGCTGTAGATCCCGGTGTAGTTGTTGTAGTTGACGCGCCAGCGGTATTAGTAACCGGTGTAGTAACGGGCGTAGTAACTGAAACATCAACTGGTGTAGTAACAGGCGTAGTAGTTAGCGTCGTTGTCGGTGTACCAGCGCCAATCCCGATACCAGATATTCCAGCCCCTGTACCTGTTCCTGTTTTTCCTGTACCTGTAGCAAAATCAAAAATTGTAGGATTAAATGTTGAAACAGTTGGGGATGACGGCGCTGCTTCGTTTTCAATTTCTGCAATTCCAGCATCACGTTGTGCTTGAGTAATTAGACCACCAGTATATTGTTCGTCCAACGCGTCCATTCTGTCTATTTGCTCTTGAGTAAGCGTTGGCGTGGCAGTAAGAACAGTGCTAGGGTCTTGCGTTGTTGTTCCAGATACGTTAGTATTTGAAGGTCCAACTATAGAACCACCTGTATCCGTTGGTAAAACGGATATTGAAGGGACCATTTCCCCGGTTCTTGGATCTAGTACGTATTGTGTTGGTGCGTTTGGATCTACTGCAGACTGTACAACTATTCCTGTTCCAGGGCCAGCTACTTGACCAGATTGCCCTGTAAATTGTGACGGATCTGGGTTAGCAAATGCGTCAGCTAATTGTTTGTAATATAAATCAGCAGGTGTAAGCGTTGTGTTTGTAGGTGCTAAATCACTAACTGTCTTTGTAGTATCTACTGTAGATGGTTCATTTCTAACATCAGTGTATTTATTAGCTTGTGTTGCAGCACCAATAATTTGACCCATGTTGTTGGTTATTGCAGTGTTAATATCTTTATTGTTTAAAGCTGCACTAGTTGCAACTTGTCCAACAGCACCTATTACATTTGCCACTCTGCTTAAATCAGAAGGTAGTATGCCCGCTGTTAAATTACCTGCGTAATTTCCAACTGCTGTACTTGCTAAACTGTTTGTTACTTTTTGTAATAGATTGCTTGTATCACCGCCAGTTGCCAGTGTTGATAATGTAGTAGACAAGGAATTGGAAACTAAACTAGCTACTTGAGCTGTTGTCATACCAGTGCTATTTGCCACTTCAGCTAATTTAACCAAGCCCATCAGTTTGTCATCTGGATTGATAAAACTTGCTACTTGGTCAATACCAAATTCATTTACTCCAGCACCAACACCGCCGCCAATAGCACCTGTAATCGCTGCTTTAGCAATATCACCGCCGCTGGCTGCCGCGTATAACGCAGAAGTTCCAGACCCTAAAATAGCAGCACCTAGCGTTGCAGCGCCAACGGCACCTTCGCCTAAAATAGCACTACCAATAGCTAAAGATGCACCACCTGTAAAAGGGGCTGCTGCCATTGAAATAATCGCAGGAGCTATGTTTTCAATGCCTTGTAAAGTAGCGCCGCTACCAGCTCTTTGAGCTATATTGTCAGCATGACTTTTTGCCATGCCTTGATAATTAATTTTAATTAAATTATCAATATTTTCTTGTGATACACCAGCAGCTTTTGCTTTTGGTAATGCTTCTTGAATTTTTGCGTTAGTTTCAGGATTACTTTTACCTTGACCAGCATCCCAACCCGCTTTTTGCAAATTTAAACTTAGTATTTGTCCCCAATATGCGTCAGGATTAGTACTTTTAATAGACTCAAGAAAAGCATTAGCATCACTTACTTGTTGTGGCCCATTAGGATTAAGTGGTGAAGTTCTACCATTAGATGCAAAATCATTAAACAAAATACCTGTAGCTTCTTCAGCTTTTTTAGCAACCCAAGCGTTAGGGTCAGTTTGTTTTAATTGAGCATCTGCTCTGGCATTAGCAGCATTTTGTTGCTGATTTTGATACACCATGTAATCATAATCAGGATTTGAAGAATTAGGATTTTGCGCCGCAAACTGCTCTTGTGTCAATGGCTTGTTTTGTGCGTATGTTTGACCCTCTGGGGAAGCAGAAAATGACGCAGAAATTTGGTCAAGTGGAACACCAGAATTTAATTGACCAACCCAATAATCTAATCCGCCTTGATCTGGCTCACGACCCAAAATACTGCTATAAAGCGCAGTAATGTCCGCGGTTGGATCTGGTGCTCGGTTAAATAATCCCATTATAAATTTCCTCCAATAGCATCAATGCCAGCAAGTTTAGTTGCTGGCATGTTGCGTGTTGTTGAAATTTTAAGTATGGTCATAGTCTATTTACACTAATACGCAGAAATGGGATTTTGTGCCCTAAATCAACTACTTGGGCCATTAACAATTTGAGTAAAACTACTTGCCCAATCTTGCCAGTTATCAAAACTTTCTGGAGCAGATACGGGATAGCTGGCAAAAACTGCCAGATTCATAATTTGAGTTGCACCTACTTGCCACTCATCTTCACTTGTAATTCCAATTGGCTGTGAACCAAAGTATATTGTGATATTGCCGTTCCAATCTTCCCAAGTGCTGTACTCTGGAGAAAACGGAAAATGCTGGGTAATACTAGGGACGCTCATCGCCAAACTCAGCAGTGATTAAGTTACGTCCCATTTCGTAGTTGCCATTAATATCGTTTGATTCAAACTTTAAACGTACTAAACGATGCTCTACACGAAGGTCAATTTTGCCAGTATCTTTGGTAAAGTAATAAGGTCCAGAGCTTTCTTCGTACGGACCAGAAGCAAACTTACGACCTAAAATGGTCATAGACATAGTGCCGTCTTGTAAAAAGTTTGGCTCTACACGACGAAGGTGCATACGGCGATTAATGCCTTGTACTGCGTCTTGACTCGGGTTACCAGTTAGCCAGCTAATATCGCTAGTAGTAATACTAGAATATACAGCTAACTCATTTAAAAAAGTAACTTGGTTTAAACCATGCTCATGTTGCCAAATAGTATAACCACCGTCTACAGGAAAAGCCAAAGTGCCGGGATCTGTAGCAGAAGTAATTACTATTTCTGATGTAAGTAATGTAGCGCCGTATTCAAGACTATAAGTACTAGTAATAACATGGTACACTTTTTTAGGGTTGTTTAAATCCGTAGAAAGCGTAAAGTTATCGCCAGGGCTAAGAATATTAGACACATCACCGTTAACATAAATTTGGCTTGATGTTGGACTAGGAGCGCCGTCTGGGGTGGCAATTATTGTAACAGGATTACTAACATAAACATCATATTCCCAACCAGCCCATATTGGTGTCGGGAATAACTCTGTAGTATATCCACAAGATCTACGGCATCCTATTGCTTGACCAGCGTCGTACCAAAGTTTATCTTTTACATTATAAATAATGGCATCGGTGCATTCTGTTGCTGTACCACGGGGATAAAAGAACCAAATCTCATTATATCTTGGAACCTTAGTAGCCCAAACTTTTTGTCTTTGTGAATAATTAATATTATCAAACAAATAGTTTACGTTTTTATCATTGGGCAACACTTGTACAGAGCCGTTGTATAAATAGTACCTGTCAACGCCCATCCAAAAATAAATACCGTCCATTTCAACAACAGCGTTGGACGACATAATTGATATTTGGCTAGAAACAATATCATATGTCCAGTAAAACTGAGTTGCTTGAGAGTTAAAGGAAACACGAATTAAACTATCTGTTGACCAAAATAATCCAGATGGTGAATTAGTACCACCCCTAGTTGTCATGCCTTTTACAATTTTTGAAGAAGAAATGTTTACTTGGTTGGCTAACGGGCCGTTCCAATCATAGGGTGTTTGTTCTGCGTAAATATTACTAACGTTATTATTAGCAATATACCCGTGTGATCCATACACAAAAATGAATGGATATAGCACACAAACACCACCATCTACCGAGATTGGCTGATAAGTTGGATGTTGCCCAGCGCTGTCAGACAAGCCTGTTAAAAAGAATTCATTATTAGCATCTGGCGTAACGGATCCTACTAGTACTTGCGACGCAACACCACTGTCAATATTTTGTAAGTTTTTTCCAGGGTGAGCTAATAAATTTAATTTACCACCAGAAGGACTAAACTGAGCATCAAATTGCCAGTCATTTCTAGAATCTGATACAGAAATAGTATCATTTAACCAAATTTGCGTAATAGAATCCGCTGGTGCATCAGGGGTAAAAGTGATAGTTGTTTCTGATGGTGGTCCTACTGCATAAACAGAGGTTGCAATAGTGTAAACTACTGAAGTGCCTGTTTGATCCACAATAAATTCAGTACCAATAGCAAACGTTGTTGTGGCGTCTCCAGGAACAACAATAGTATCTACTGCGCTTTGTGTTGACACAAAAGCCGTTACTGAACCTAGCAATATATTTTCTTTATACGGGCCACTTCCGCTACCGTAAGTTGTTCCTGTAGTAAATACATCTAAACCAGTTGCATTACCAGCAAAAATATAATTCACACCATTATATGGAATGTTGATCATGCCACGGTAGATGCCATTAAAGCTATTAAAAAGGTTAGCAAAACCGCCCATTTTCTTTGGCTCGCCGCGTTGAAACCTGCACCACACACCATCAGTATACTGATTGTTTTGAAATTGAGTACCGTCGCGTTTAATCCCAGCCGGAATTGCTAGGCTGTAAATTGTTGTATACTGCGAGGTATCCTGTTGCTGATTATCAGCCGCCATTTAGAACGTTCCGCCGCTAATTAATTGAGCATTTAATGTTGCGCTAACCGTTACTAATGGGTTTAAAGTATCCGTGTTATTGATATCAATAATTTCGGTGCCGTTAGCCGCTAATCCAAGAATGCCCGTTCCAGGTAAGTACATACCTGTTGTGGAGTCTGACAAAAAGGAAAAAGAGGGTGCTCCAGCAATTCCGTTAACTGCATAAAAAAGATTAGTTGCTGAGGAAGTCAACAAATAAAGACTTTGACCATCACATAAAACAGTAGCAATGTTACCCGTTCCTACTACTAACGCAGGCGACATACTGCCCTCAACCACAAACTCAATGTCGTAATCAGCATGCCCCGTTGAGTTAATCAAAATATAAAGTTGAGTTGTTGCTGGTAATGTTACTGTTAATGTTGTGTCGCGACTACCAGTTTGGGCAATATAGGTCTGAATAATTGGTGCATAGGTAATTAAACTAAAAGTATTGCCAGGTATAGAATCCACATCGTATGTTGCGGATGTAAAGGTTACATTTGCCGGGGCAGTTAATCCAACAGTGATGAAATTTCCAGTGTTAACATCGTAAACAATATAACCAGAATCACCAGGATTCGCAACAATAGTAGATTGCCCGTTAATTAATGTTGGATTTTGTGGTGCAAGGGTTAATGTTCCAGTACCAGAGTTTCTAAACCCAATGTACCATCCAGTAGATAAAGTTCCAACAGGGGGTAATTCAAAAGTGCCAGCGCCGCTAATCCAAACAAAAGTAGCTGCGCGACTAGCATCGTTAATCACTGGCGTAATGGATACATTAACAACGTTTTGAGTTGTTGCTAATTGACCAGATACCGTGGTTAAACCAGCGCCTCGTAATGTTGCAGCATCAGCGTATGATGTGCCAGCGGCAAACTCTACATTTGCCCAAGTACCACCCAAAGAAGTATTATCAGTAAGATAGAAGTAGCGAGATTTACCAACAGCAACAATGACTGACTGCTCACCATCTGCGTCCGTAACCACGAAATCATTGAGTCCCAAATTGCGCAAAAGGATGTCTGTTCCAAGCGCACCTTGAGAAGCATCAGGCAATAGGATGTTAAGGTTGCCAAGAGAAGCAACGCAATCCATAATACGGCAGGCAGGAACCTGTTGGCCGTTAACGACAGCAGGCCAGACAAGCTGAGTGTTGGTGCTAAATGAAAGAGCATAATAAGATACGTCCGTTGGTACAACAACGTCGCCTGTAAATGGGGAGGTAAATGTTGACATATTTTAAGGTTCCTGAACAGAGACGTTGCGATCGACGCGACGAGAATTGTCTTCTTTTTTGAGTGCAGCAAGACAATCTGTATAGTATTGTTTCCATACAGGTAACTTGTCCAACGCTTTTAAATAGCCTTGTGCTTGCAACAAGGTACCAAATAGCATTGCTTGTGGTGCTTCTCTAGTAAAAAGATTTTGTTGATTTTGTGAATCTAATGGTTGAATTTCACTGTAGTAAATGATTTCAATAGCTGTATCCGCGGCGGGCGCTGGAGCAAACGCCCAGTTATTATAATCATATTCCCCATAGTACTTCACATCTGACGGAGTAGATTCAGATTGGTATTGTGCAATGTAGTCTTGCGAACGCATGAGAATTGGACGACCATTTGCTTTCATGGAGACTGTTTTTCTCCAACGAGCTGGTTTGGCAAGAATCACTTGGTTTTCTGCTAAAGAGGTTTCTACCACAGTTAACTGAAGATAAGTCTTTAACTCTGCAGCAATAGCGGACTCAGCCAAGCCAATTAAGCTAGGGATTTGTTCCACAAACTGAATATCATTTCGTTCCATATAGTTCTGGACATCAGATACCAAATTGTTATAAGTCATTACGTATGCGTTGGTCATCTTGTATAGTAACTAATATTGGGTTGGAAGTAGATTGGTGACTTGTCACGCTCTTCGTTGCTTGCTTGCATGAACAACTTATCAGCTTGCGTTTCAAGATACTGAATGCGAGTGATATCACCACCCGGCAATTGAATAGAAAGTTTGTGTGATAAAGAGGCTTGAACCGAAGTTATCCAACGATCTGGAATATAAAGCTCGTCTGTTAAAGAACCTACATCTTCCATTTGTTTTTCAACAAGAAGCTGGAACATCTGAAAGTCGTTGTTTGGCACAGGCCACAAATACATAGACGGTTCAATGGTTCTATCGAACCAGTATTGAAGCGAGCGTTGACTTGGGAATTGTTTGTTTGGTAGGTTCCAGTAATCGTCGCGGTTTAGGCGAGCTAGTGGAATGACTTGTTGACTTGTGGAGAACACAATCTGGCGAACTGAGAATGTAGGAGATACAGTCTCGCGCAGACGGTAGTATTGGTACGGAGGAGTAATGGGAATATTGTAATACTGCCATTGCATATCCGTCATGGTAATCTCTGGAAACGTCTTAACTGTTTTCCAGGTAATGCCATCGTTACTAACTTCATAAACAAAGTTATAGGTTACGGTTCCAAGGGGTGCGTATGCATTCCAGCCAACATAATAAACACTTAATGCTGGGGAATACTGTAGACCAAAATAGTTTTCTTCAACCGTTGAGGTTGCATGTGTTTGAAGGTTTAAGTTAAATGCCGCTGGTGAGTAGTCGTTGTCTAATGGTAAATATTCAGATGCCTGACTATTAATAACATAAACCCAGTTAGCTTCACGAACGTCAATCGTTGTTACTGGCAACACTAATTGCTGTTGTGCGTTTAACGCACCATACAACTGGTTTTCCAACAGCCAAAGGTTCACACCCAAATTGGACAGGTTTTGCAAGTTGTAAAACAACGCTTGCTTAGCTGCGTCAATATATTCAGGCGTGATTTCTTCTGCTATTTTACCAGCATCACGATATGCGTATGAAATAAGTTGGTCGACATTAATCTTAGTGCGACCTGTTGTGCCACTATACGCCATGTTAGCGTCCTCTACCGGCTGACCGTTTGTTTACTGTTTTGGGTAACTTGTTAGATGCGGGACCTGCTTTGACAAACTCTTTACCTACTTTTTTAGGGATGCCAAGGGTTGATTTACCAGCTGCTGCGGCGTACATTGCCTTCATTTGCTGTTTGGATTCCATTGGCATGTTTATTTCCTTTTAACTTTACCGCCGCGTTTTTGACCACCAGGAATGGTAGAACCTGCAGGAGCACCGACGCCCATAGGAGCTGAAGGAGGCATTGGAGCAGGAGGAGGCATTGGCGCTGGAGCAGCACCAGTTGGGCTCATACCACCTTGGTTTACAAATTGTGATTGTTGATCTGGTCCAAGATATTTCATTGCGTTTTTACCACGTGCCATCATGCGACGGCGTTCCATATCGTTGATTGAACCTTGACCAATTCCACCAGGAAGCGCGTTTTGAAGCGCAGCACGTTCTGCATCAGAAACAGCGCCTTGACCAGCTAAAGGACTTGTCTGTCCTCCCATAGCCATTTTCTTTACAGACTTGCCACCGCATAATAATTTTGGCTTAATGTCTTTTGCTTTTTTGATGCTGTCCATATCGCCAGATTTTTTCTTAGCGCCATAGACACCAACTGCACCGCCGTCTTTGTATTTCTTAACAGTGCCTTTTTCTTTTTTGGCACGACCGCCTTTACGCAATTTGGAAAGGTCAGTCTTTTCGCCTGGATGCTCTTGTTTATCATGCATGGCAAGTGCTTTTTTAACAATCGCCTTATCCTGTTTAATGTCAGCTGACATCTCTTCTTTATGCTCCTTGCGTGACTCATATTTTACTGAGCCGCCTTCTTTGAAGCATTGCATTTTAGGGTTTGATTTAAAGCCTTCCATTAGCAACCTCTTTTAACTTTACCACCACGTTTGAAAGCGTCGCTTAAGCCGCGAGTTACGCCGCCGTCTTTTGCCACATCGCTGCTGCCGGTTCTTTTGCCAGTCATAATGTCAACATTGCCAGTTTTTTTACCAGTTTTGATGTTTGCGCCGCCGGTTCTTTTACCGCCGTCTTTTGCTACGTCGCTGCTGCCCGTGGTCATCACTGAGCCGCCGGTTTTCATTTTAAGATTGGGTTTAAAGCCTTCCATGATGTTTCCTCGAGGTTAATTGTTAGATGGGATGATCAGTTCCCTATTACTACTAATACGCTAAAACAGGAGTTTACGCCCCTAAAAATAACGCTCTTTCACGTTTACGGCGGTTTTCCAGTACTGCTGGTTTGTTCCACATTAGGATGGCATCTGCCGCCCCTTTGAGGTCGTTTTCATTGATTTTACGAACTACGGTAGATTTTCTAAAGGCAGTCTCACCAATATTGAAGCACAGGCTGTACAGGGCGTCAAATTGGTTCTGCTGTAGCGGTACCTTCACCGAGGTCTCAACGGCCTCGCTACACCACTTTAAATCGCTTCTAAGAAGCTCTTCAACTTCTTGGTCTGTTAAGGTGGCGGTAATAAGGTGCTGCTCGTTGGCTTTAATGAGGTGCCCTACGCCAATCGTCCAAAGCCCCTTGGAGTCCTTGTACGCCTTATTGCGGGCGCCTTCTTCTTTGGTAATAAAGGCTAGAGTAGATTGTGCTATTGCCATGATGTTCTCTTCAATATGGGTGTAGCGGTTGGTAAGGTGGATTACTGCAAACACACCCAACAACCACAACAGTACTGCCACTAACTTCTTATTCATTTTAGTGAATTGTATTGTTTATAACAGGCGTCTAAAGCTGTCCGCAGTATGTCGGCTCTGGCAGCTTCCCTGTCAAGAAAAGTTGCATCCTCGGCAGAAAGGGACAACCCAGTTCTACCCTGTCCAGAACTGCCACTGTCGGCACGACTGGGACGCTCCCGCAACTTGATAAGAGCATCAGCAAGATTATTGTTAATAGCAACGATTTGAGCATCTTTTTCTTTCCTTATTTGGTCGGCGGCTGTTTGTCGCTCTTTTTCAATTTTTTGTGTTTGGGCAATCTGTTCTGCCTTATACGCCAAAAATCGTGAGTGCTCAAAACTATAGCCAAGATAGCCAGCACCGCATAAGAGTACAGCACAAATTCCAATTTTGACATAAGCGATCCAAGGTAATGGAAACATTATTTATCTTCCAAAGGCATTGTCGTGTAAAAGCGTAAAACAGCGCAAATGACACCGATTCCAATTAAGAGCGGCCCGTACCAGCGTGGGTCAATGATATTTTGTACATACGAAAAATTGTCAAAAACAACACCTAAAATCATCAAAGCTAATGAAAACCACATTGTCTTAGAGTGCATAGCACCCTTAGCGCGGCGTCTCACCTGTCGACCTTTCGGTCTAGTTTGTCCTCAATGCGATGAAGCGCTTTTAGCACCTCGTTCCAACGATCATTAAAGTCATCTTTAGTAACATAGTGGGTTGGGAGCTCTTCACGCAACTTAGATAGATCTACTTTTAACTCTTGAACCGCAGTCCATAGCTCTCTGCAAAACCAACCCAGCACTGCGCAAATGATAGGGATGAAGGTGTTAAATGCGTCTTGTAAGTTCATATTATACAATCGGCACTGGTGAAGGAAAAGGAGCAGAAACCCAAGCCTGATAGCAATCTAATGCCCATTGAGATAACTCAGAAATAATCTCGTTTGGTGGTTTAGGGGTGAATGGGTCTGGACTGTCATTAAACTCAAGCCAACCCTTTGTGTCATACCACTGTAAAGCATGAACATTACTGGGTATATTAAATTGCGATAGATTTAATGGTCCTTTAAAAACGCTGTCAACATAAACAGCATTATCACTAGGTATAATTGTTAGTCTCATTTTATTTCCTCAATAAACTTTAAACTGGGAGTTGAATTTGATACAGCGGCAAGTAAAATTTGTTGGGCGTTTTCGTTACTTTTTACCATTTCATTTCTAAATGATTCTACTGCCGAACCTGTTTGTCTTTGTTGCTGGCTATTTTCTATTAATAAAATAGGAATCCAAGCTATTGAGCAACCCCATTCATCTATATCTGCTCCTGTATTAGGGTTTTTACCTACAATTTTCATAAACCATGCACATTCTAATCCTCTGCATGGATTAAAATTATCTAAAGGGCAATTTGTTTTAGCTTCTATTTTCATATTATTTAGTTTTTACTACAAAGAATTATGTCAATATATTGAACTGCCAAATTAATAGCATTGCCACTAAATGAACTTGATGCGGAACCAGAGCTAAAAGAAAATGATCCACTAGGATTTGTAAATCCGTGACTGTGTGAGCCACCACCGCCAGTTGTGCCTGTAGAAACATTAGAACCCACAAAATCGCTACCGCTACCTTGAATAGCACCTGCCCCTGCAACAATTGCTTGGTAGGCGTGATCGTGGGAAGGTATTTCTGATGTCGATAAAGTGTATGCACTAACAGAGCCACCAAAAATTGATATTGAACCACTAACGCTGCTAATACCTGTTGAAACTGAACCAGATGGCGTTTGACTTGCAAAGGCTGTAGTAAACGCAACAGATCCCCCGGTACCGCCGCCAGCCGTTGAAACAACCCTTAATGCTTTATTATTTTGAGTTGTTACTTGTGTCCAACCTGTTGGAGCTGCAGTTTGATAAAATAACATTACAGAGCCAGAAGGGACGGATGCCAAGCCACTAAAACCAGAGATACCACTGTAACCAGAGATGCCAGAGCCACTGTAACCGGAGATACCAGAGCCACTGTAACCACTGCGCCCACTGTAGCCAGAGATACCGCTGTAACCAGAAATACCACTATAGCCAGAAATACCGCTGTAACCAGATGTACCGGGTCCAGGGGCACCAGAAAATCCGCTGTAGCCTGAAATACCAGAACCACTGTAGCCAGAAGCTCCATCTACACCGCTGTAGCCACTGTAGCCAGATGTTCCGTTTGTTCCTGTACCACCACTGTAGCCACTATAGCCAGATGCTCCATCTTGTCCAAAATAACCTGATGCACCACTGTAGCCAGAGATACCGCTGTAACCAGATGCTCCATCTTGTCCAAAATATCCAGATGCGCCGCTATAGCCAGAGATGCCACTGTAGCCAGAGATGCCGGATAGTCCAGCTAAGTTTTCAACTATGCCAGATCTTTTGAAAAATAAGTAGCCATCAGCAATGTTTAGTGCTAATTCGCCTTCGACCATTTTCGATGGGTCTGGTTCTACGCCAGGGGTTGTGCTGTGGTATAGCGCTAGCGGTGTATATCCTGATGCTGCCATGATGGTTCCTTATAAATATTGTATAACTTCTTTTGGCTTTACAAATCGGTCATTTTGGTGTTCTACAAACTCCCACCAAAGAAACTGGTTCTCTGCTAGGGATGACCTATCTTTTAATAAATTAATGTTTTCTGGGTGTCCATATATCAATGGATCTGATACTGACCACAGTACGATTCCTTGTTTGCCTTCATCCCACCCTAAGTGCTGAAAAAAGCTGTCACAAGAAATCCAAGTTTTGCATTCTTGTATTAGTTCCCTTAATTCACTAATACGCAAATTCTTACGAAAGTCCTCAACTAATTGCTTTTCACCTTCAATGCCTACTTGGATGATAGGTTCTTTTATGAGGCCAATAAGCTCTTCCCAGTACGGGTAATTCTTTGGGTTTTGCTTACCACTTAATAATGCTTTGGAGTATGGAGAAATAATGATCATAAATAGAGCTTCCTATACGCATTTTTTAAACTACCTTTCCATTTCCACTGATCCATTTTGCGATACACATTAAGGTGTTCTAAGCTGCCAAACAGGTGTTGCGCTTCTGCTATCGATCTGCCGGGAACCACTTCAGGGTAGCAAGTAAACACTTCAGCATTAGGTATTGAAGGAAGTACATGACTGAATACAAGATGGTCACCGAGACCACAATTAAGTACCACAACGGTTTTATCACGATACTGGAGAACATTCCTAAAAATGTATTCATCATGGTCGTACATCTCCTTCTTTGTTTCGCTGCGAATGCCGCCTTCTGGGTTCTTCATGTGCCACGTTATTGCGTCTGGCACTGCTAAAACCCGGTAGCCTTTACGGTGCAATGCATAAGTAAACAGCGTCTCTTCTCTGTGCGCTACTCGCGAAAGACCAGTATTAAAATCACACACCCCAGCACGATATAAGAAAGTACAGTGTAGATGCTCAACTTGTTTTACCCTTTCAATCTTGCCCCATTGGATATTTGGTTCAGAGTCAATGTTGTCAATTAGTCCAGTTACGTTGATTGTGTCAAACAAGTTCGGTGGGGTTAGCACCGAGCCACCTACAGCACCAACTTTATAATTATCGTCTGTTTCGTTAACACCGTTAGCATAGCTATAAAGCGTTTCTAAAACATTTGGTTCAGGTATAGCATCATCGTCAACGCGCCACACCCAATCAAAACCCATCATATTGGCACGTTGATGAATGTGATGCTGGCCTTTTTTCTCAGCGTATGCCCACTCCCACGCAATACCTTTAATGTCCAACATCTTGAAAAAGTATTGGTAAATCATCTCACTGCGCATATCTTTTGGTTCGTCGTTATCATCAAAGACGATCAGCTTATCTACTGGCCTTGTCTGATTGATAATCGCATTTAATACTAACGGCAGGGTTGTGAAATACCTGCCCCGTGTTGCCACGGAACAAAGTACTTTATTCACTAGCTGTCCACCTACAAATCATCAAGTTGCAAGGATTCTCAGGTGTAATCTGCTGCGGCACATCTGTAATCTCACCTTGCTCGTTGATGTAGTTAAACTCAAAGCCAGGGAAGTGGCGCTCGTTCAAACCATGCAACTTGTGATGCGGACCCCAAAACCCCGGTGGCTCGTTCATTGGCACCGTAATTAATAGGCGCTTGCAGTGCTTCTTAAACTTCTCGACAATCTCTAAACCGTTGTCAAGGTGCTCAATGACTTCAAACGCTACGATGGTGTCGTACTGACCAAGCTCGTAAGTATTAATGTCAGAGCTAATAAACGTATTGCTTACGCCGTTCCAGTCTTGCTCTTTAGCTACCTGTACAATAATCGGGTCATAGTCAAGGCCAGTGTACTCAATATCATCTGGAAAAAACTGTCTGCCGTACCCGTCTGTGCAACCTAGTTCAAATATCTTATTACCAAGCAGATTTTGTGCTGCCCAGTTGTATCTTGTTACTTCCCTTGGGTAGACTGTGTCGCCCTTGAGAAACACCGCCCGTTCCCAGAAGTTGGATAGTCTCCAGCGGTACCATTCTGTGTTGTACTTCTTGGCTAACTTTAATGAGTTAATCAAGAAGATGTTGTCCCAGCCTTGTACTAGGTTGGGGTCGTGCATGGTGCCTTCGCCCTTGTGGTAGATTGGAAAATTGCCAGTGTACTGATCACCGTTCCACAATTTTTCAAATACCTCTAGTACCTTAAAGCCAGCATTCTCAGCTTCAATACAAAACTCGGTGTCTTCGCCGCCACCAACGCCGTACTCTTCGTTTAAGAGTCCAATCTTATCAAATACTTTTCTATGTACCATTACACAGAAAAACACAGCAAAGAACCGATTAGCTGGCTCTGAATGCCCTTTTATGATGCAACTGATTCCGCAGTCTGGATCAGAGAAGGGCTTGTTTAAAATATCTAGCCACTGGTTTTGTGGCTGTTCCAATAAGACTGTGTCGTTATTTAAAAGCACAATCTTGTCAGCTTGGGCTTGTGTAATAGCCGCGTTGTTTGCCTTAGAGTATCCCAGCGCTTCATCGTGCCAGATTACTTTTAGGTTTGTTACCGCAGTAGCTAGGTAGTCTAGGTAGGCGCGGGTGTTATCGGTACACCCATTGGCGCTGACAATTAGCTCTACATTGGTAAGGTCGGTGTACTTGACAATTGAGTCAATGCACGGTTTTAGGTACTTCTCACAATTATTGTACGTCGGTATGATGATGCTGTATTTCATATTTTCCTTAAAGGTTTATACAAACCTAGATTGTACCACTAAAATTAACTACTTTAAGGTGAACCTACACAAGTTGATGGGAATGTTCTAGCGCAACCGGGATAGACGATACGGACTGCTCCAACTGCACCATTAACTCCTGCTTGAGGAGTAGAAGTAAAACCATTGCCTCCAGCTCCTCCACCATAAGCTCCACCAGGACCACCACCAGGTCCATTAACTGCATTAGAACCAACAGAACCACCTGAACCACCACCACCACCGCCAGCCGTGCCATTGTTAGTA